TGCATAGTTATTCCGAACTTCCAATTAATAAAACTCTATACCCGTAATCTTCAATGAGTTCTGGCGCTTCCCTTTAATTCCTTTTACATATTCAAAATGAATGTTTTTGATTGCCATCTTTATGAATTCAGTTTTTAACTCATCTTCCATTAATTCCCAGCCGTTTAGCAATGAATACTTGAAATTTTTAATCTTCTCATAGTTAAAAGTCTTACCCTTATCATTATCCTTGCGCTTTTCATACTCATGTATTTCTTTGTCAATACGACTTATTATTGGAAAAGCTTCATCCTTATCCATCATACCTTCTATAAAAAGTGTTTGACATCTAGCGCGTTCTTTTCGCAACTTTTCAATATCGATGCCGACATCTTCTATTTCTTTAGGTTGGTTTTCGATTTTATATGATGTTAAATCAAATTGTTTTAGATAATTGTAAAATTGTTTTAAAACCTCGCCTTCGTCGATGTTACATGCATTTTTATTTTTAGTATTTTTGCAGTTAGAACAAAAGTATAGTTTAGAATACCAAACTTCTTTATTTTTAGGCGTATGCTTGACTGTGTTTAAAGTCAATTTCTGGTTACAGTTTGGACATAATAGTTTACTTCTGAAAATAGCGTTATGTTTTACGATTGTAGAGTTAGTTTTTTCACTTATCCTTAATTTTATTTCTTCGTATTCTTCTTCACTTATAATAGCTTCGTGGGTGTTTTCGACGAATATGTCACCGAAAACAAGATGACCTCTAGCTACCGGACTCGTTAGAGCATTGCCTATAACTGATCTGTGCCAGTTTTTACCTAAGGGTGCTTTGTATTTAGAGTTGTTCAATTTTATAGTTATTTCTCTTAAACTAGTACCTTTTTTCGCTTCTTCTACTGCAAATCGTAATACTTTTTTATATTCATTAGGCACAAATTTATCGTTTACTCTGTCGTAATAGAAAGGAGGGACAGTTTTAGCTAACCCTTTTCTAGCTGATGCGCGTCGACCCATTGCAGTACGCTCTTGAATTGTAGTACGCTCCCACTCTGCCATAGCACCTACTAATGTTACGAACAAACGTCCCATAGCAGAAGTTGTGTCATATACTTCTGTTGCGCTCCTAAACAACACGTTTTTATTCTCAAACAATTCTAGTATCTCTAGTAAGTCTTTAACACTTCGAGTTAATCGATCTAGTTTATAGACTAAAACCAAATCAAAATTATCTATTTCATTCAACATTTCTTGTAAAGCGGGTCTGTCTTTTTTAGCTCCGGAGTATCCAGCGTCAGTATATACTTTATGAATTTTCCAGTCGTTTATGTCGCTGTAAGCTCTTAATTTTCTTTCTTGTTCTTCGATAGAGTGTCCTTTTTCTTTTTGTTCAAGTGTACTCACTCTAGTATAAATTGCTACTTTCATGTGCTCCCTCCTCAAAATTGGCAAAAAATAATAAGGGTAGGCGGGCTACCCGTGAAAATTGTATAAAAAAAGACGCCTGTATAAAATACAGACGCCACTTATAGTTATAAGATTACATGGTTAATTACCAAAAATGGTAACGAATATATACGTGTTTTAAAGGATAAACCTTTAATATATTAAAATTATATCATCTTATATCAGGAATCTGCAATATATTATTATTAATTCTATTTATCAGTAACATAATATCCGAAGAATCTATTACTGGATTTTTAATTTTTTGGGGTAAAACTTTTCTTATGCGAAACTTACTAATCGGCTGGAAAGAATTTATGCAAGCGTAACTATTACCTTTTAATTTTTTTACCTTATCAATTGCTGATACTATGTTATTAATGTTTCTGTCAATTTTATTTAATTTATTTTCAATTTCTAAACTATCAGATATAAATTCACTAAAATAATCTTTAGTGATGAATTCTGTGTTGTTTTTTTGGTATTTTTTATCGAAAACTTCTTTTAATATAGCTGAATTATTTTGCGCGCTAATTAAATTTAAAAACAATCTTAAATAATACTCCCATTTCAAATCAAAATTCATCTTTAAATACTTTTTGTTTTCTTTAGAAGATAAGGGAATAACATTTACTATATCTTCCGTATTAGAATCATTTTTATTCATCACTATTGCAAAGTGTGAATTAGAGAATTCTTTATTAACGTTTATACCGAAATCTACAAAAACTATTTCTCCTTGTTTAAACTTTGGATAAAAACCTTTATGGTTTTTTTCACCTTCAAATCTCTTGAGTAAATAGTGAATATCTGAATCTAATTTTTTAAATTTTGGATTTCCAGAAGTTTTTAATTTATTAATGCGTTTTTCTATATTATGCGTCATCATTTCTCCTTTATTCTCGCTCACACTCTCACCACCATTCAACGTCTACACTTGTAGACGTTTTTTGATTAGTAAAATCATAATGAATCTTCTTCCCACTCTTCAATGTTAATGTCAACTTCTTTAAAATCCATGTTAAACCCTCCTGTGAAATGAATTTTCTATTATTTATAGTAATTACTTATAAAAATACAATCTTTACCTATCTCAAACTTTGTATTCTAAATGTACTCGTAATCCATAGTCTGATTCTTTAGTAACGATTTTCTCTTCTAAATAATCTAAAGTTTTATACTTACCACCATTAATATATGCGTTACAAGAAACGATGTTGTCCATATGATTGACTAATCTTGAAGCATACTCTCTAGGTACATATCCAACGTGAAATTCAGAGTATTCATTTGAAATCATAACTTTTATCGCGTTTTCATCATAAGGATTATCCGGTTCTTTTTGTAAGAATACACCAGGAATAACCTCGTAATCAGAAATTTCATACACCTTGTCTTCATAAAGTAATTCTTCTTTAAGTTCATTTCCTTTCAAATCACTATATAAGAAAAAGAAATCGTCGTTATTTTTCATTTTCTTGATAAGTTTCTTTAATTCTTTTCTACGACCTTCATAATTTAATCCTACGACGTCGAAAATTTCAACTTTAGTTTGTTCATCATCATTAATAGGTAGACAATCATTCGAGATAATTGTTTCCTTATTCTTAGATAATTGCATATAAGTTTTTAAAATTGAGATGAATCCTGTTAAAGGAGAGTTTGTTACGAAATAAACTGTTAATTTTCTATTATCGTTTAATGTTAAAAAAGCTTGGTTTTTCCAAATAGTAACAACAGTGTTATAATCTATCACCTCTGATAATGAGATTTTGAATATATAATCTTCTTCTTTCCTTATAAAACAAATCTCTTCATGTGAAATGAATATAGAACCCATTCTCCTCTTGTTTCGTCGAATTTTATGTCGCAACTGTCGCTGATTATTGGTTCAAAGTAACTGTATTGATCTGATAATATTTTTTCATCTTGCTTTCTAGGTTTCATTTTACTACCTCCTATAAAATAACTTTTCCAACTAACCTCACACTTTCGTTATCATAAAAATATAAATCTTTATACTTTTTATTTAAAGAAACCAACGTTAATCTATTATCTTCTACATAAACTTTCTTTACGTAAGCATCTCCATTTATAATAAAGACGCCTATTTGTCCATCTTTGATAGTGTGAGATTTTTCAATGAATATAATTTGTCCGTTTTTAAATAACGGCTCCATTGAGTCTCCATTTACTTTTAAAGCTATATCATGTGCGGGGACATAACCTCTTACGAATTCTTTTGAAATAGGCTCGTTATATAATCTTTCGCCAATACCAGCTGACGCACAACCATATATATCCACTTCGGATTTTTCTTGAATGTAAGAATTGAAATCTACCAGATTATCACTGTCATTATTTTGTTCTTCTAATTGATTAGTCGCATATTTTAGTACATTGCTTTGTCTTGGAGGCGTGAGTTTACTGTATATGGAAGTGATGTCGTTATTTTCAATTTTTCTATTCTTAGAAATATCAAACCCCATAAGCCACGCTTCGTTAACGTTTAAAGCCTTTGCTAGTTCAAAGACTTTGTCTTGTTTCGCTTCATATTTTCCGTTTAAATAATCGCTAATTGAGTTTCTACCAATACCAGTCCTTCTTGATAGCTCTGATTGAGATATCTTCCGCTCAGACATAATTTGCTTTAATCTATCCTTAAAACTGTTCATATTTCTGAACACCTCCTAAGAACATAATACTACGTACAATGACGATTATCAATAATTTTTAACAAATATTGTACAGAAAAATGTATTTTATGTGTTGACTTATTTGAACAAAGGTGTTTTAATTGATTTGTACAGAAAACCGAACAAGAAGGGAGGTGAGTTTATGATATACAATTTCGATTATAGTTTGCTGTACGAAAGAATGGCAGAGTATAGATATAGCCAAAGTTCTTTAGCGAACGCAATCCCTATTTCAAGGACATCTATTAATCACAAGTTGCAAGGAAAAAATTTATTTACACAATGGGAAATAAAACGAATCTGTGAATTATTAGAAATCCCACCAACAAAAGTAGGTAGATATTTTTTTGAACAAAATGTACAGAAACCTGTACAAATGTCGTAACAGGAGGAAACTATGGAACAAATCACATTAACCAAAGAAGAGTTGAAAGAAATTATAGCAAAAGAAGTTAGAGAGGCTATAAATGGCAAGAAACCAATCAGTTCAGGTTCAATTTTCAACAAAGTAAGAATCAGCCATAACGATTTTGATGAAATTAATAAAAAGTTTGCTTATACAGAACGTTTAAGAGGTGCTGACAATCTCGGCTTAGGACATCCATTATCTTTGAAGAAATATCAACACGGAATAGGATGTTATGAAAATTACAAAGCATACGCTAGTGAAATTCATGACCACATTAGAAAACTTACATTATCAGCTTTTGGTGTAACGCTTAATTCTGATTTAAAAGAGAGTGAATACGATGAAGCTAGCAGAATGTATGACATGTTGAAGAACTTTTATTTATATCGTTACCAAAAACGAATTGAAACCTTGTCAATTGAAGATTTCGAATAAAGGAGGAACTACAAATGTTACAAAAATTTAGAATTGCGAAAGAAAAAAATAAATTAAAACTCAAATTACTCAAGCATGCTAGTTACTGTTTAGAAAGAAACAACAACCCTGAACTGTTGCGAGCAGTTGCAGAGTTGTTGAAAAAGGTTAGCTAAATTCAACGGTAAGGATTTGCCCTGCCTCCACACTTAGAGTTTGAGATCCAACAAACACATAAGTTTTAGTAGGGTCTAGAAAAAATGTTTCGATTTCCTCTTTTGTAACAGTTTCAATTCCTTCATATCCTGGAAAAACAATTTTCTTTAAATCCGAAACATGTTTTTTTGAACCATCCTTTAAAGTAACTAGAAGTTTCATACTTATCACCTCCTTAGGTTGATAACAACATTATACACGAAAGGAGCATAAACATTATGCAAGCATTACAAACAAAATCGAACATCGGAGAAATGTTCAACATACAAGAAAAAGAAAATGGAGAAATCGCAATAAGTGCAAGAGAGTTATATAAAGCTTTGGAAGTTAAAAAGCGTTTTAGCGCTTGGGCAGAAATTAACTTGAAGCATTTCAAAGAAAATAGGGATTTTACAAGTGTACTTACAAGTACGGTTGTTAATAACGGAGCTGTAAGACAACTAGAAGATTATGCTTTAACACTTGATGTAGCTAAACATGTTGCAATGATGTCAGGTACAGAAAAAGGTTTTGATTTTAGAGAGTACTTCATCCAAGTTGAAAAAGCATGGAATAGCCCAGAAATGATTATGCAACGTGCTTTAAAAATTGCTAACAACACAATCAATCAATTAGAAACAAAGATTGAACGTGATAAACCAAAAATTGTATTTGCAGATGCAGTAGCTACTACTAAGACATCAATTTTAGTTGGAGAGTTAGCAAAGATCATTAAACAAAACGGTGTAAACATCGGGCAACGCAGATTGTTTGAGTGGTTACGTCAAAACGGATTCCTTATTAAACGCAAGGGTGTGGATTATAACATGCCTACACAGTATTCAATGGAACGTGAGTTATTCGAAATTAAAGAAACATCAATCACACATTCGGACGGTCACACATCAATTAGTAAGACGCCAAAAGTAACAGGCAAAGGACAACAATACTTTGTTAATAAGTTTTTAGGAGAAAAATAAAAATCTTAATAGGAGGAATTATCAATGAACACACTATACAAAACAACCCTCCTCATCACAATGGCAGTTGTGACGTGGAAGGTTGTAAAGATTGAGAAAAACACAAGATTTAAACTTAGAAATTTTGATTATCCAAAAATTAATAATGCTCAGAGCAAATCATTGTTGGATATTGCTAGTCACGATCTAAAAGATATTTAACTGTATTCAAAATTTTCATATCTTGTTGAGCTTTTAAGCTTTCGTATAAAGCTATTGAATAAATAATTTCGTAAGATACGTTTTCAGGAGCATCTTCTTTCAACTTATTTATTCTATCTCTAAAAAAGTCACTGTCACCACCGAATTCTTTTTCGGCTTGATTACTAAGTTCACCAAAGAAATTTTGAAAATCATTAAATTCCATACTTATCACCTCCTTTCACTAGGAGATAACTAAATTATACACGAAAGGAATGGTAGAAGTGCCACCACACATTCAACAAATGTTATACGAAATCCAGTTAAAAGCTGGTATACCTCAAAAATTAATGGAAATGCAAGGTTTGATAAACGATGAAACAACCAAAGAGGAGAAAAAAGAAAATGAGTAACATTTATAAAAGCTACCTAGTAGCAGTACTATGCTTCACAGTCTTAGCAATTGTGCTTATGCCATTGCTGTACTTCACTACAGCATGGTCAATCGCGGGATTCGCAAGTATAGCGACATTCATATTTTATAAGGAATACTTTTATGGAGAATAAAAAAACTGCTACTTGCGCCAACAAGTAACAGTGACAAACGATTAACAAAATTAATTCGTGTTCAATATAAAACGAAAAACGGAGGAAGTCAAGATGTATTACGAAATAGGCGATATCATACGCAAAAATATTCATGTTAACGGATTCGATTTTAAGCTATTCATTTTAAAAGGTCATATGGGCATATCAATACAAGTTAAAGATATGAACAACGTACCAATTAAACATGCTTATGTCGTAGATGAGAATGACTTAGATATGGCATCAGACTTATTCAACCAAGCAATAGATGAATGGATTGAAGAGAACACAGACGAACAGGACAGACTAATTAACTTAGTCATGAGATGGTAGGAGGTCGCTATGAAGCAGACTGTAACTTATATCATTCGTCATAGGGATATGCCAATTTATATAACTAACAAACCAACCGATAACAATTCAGATATTAGTTACTCCACAAATAGAAATAGAGCTAGGGAGTTTAACGGTATGGAAGAAGCGAGTATCAATATGGATTATCACAAAGCAATCAAGAAAACAGTGACAGAAACTATTGAGTACGAGGAGGTAGAACATGACTGAACAAACATTATTTGAACAGTTGAACAGTAAAAACGTGAATGATCATACAGAACAAAAAAATGGATTAACTTATCTAGCATGGTCATATGCACACCAAGAGCTGAAAAAGATTGACCCAAACTACACAGTAAAAGTACACGAGTTTCCACATCCAGATATTAACACAGAAAATTATTTTGTACCTTATTTGGCTACACCAGAAGGCTATTTTGTACAGGTATCTGTGACTGTGAAAGATAGTACAGAGACTGAGTGGCTTCCAGTATTGGACTTTAGAAATAAATCGCTTGCTAAAGGTAGTGCAACAACTTTCGATATTAACAAAGCGCAAAAACGATGTTTTGTTAAAGCTTCGGCTTTACACGGTTTAGGCTTATATATCTACAACGGCGAGGAACTACCAAGTGCAAGTGACAACGATATTACAGAATTAGAAGAGCGTATCAATCAGTTCGTGAACTTATCTCAAGAAAAAGGGCGAGATGCAACTATCGATAAAACGATGAGATGGCTAAAAATATCTAACATTAATAAATTAAGTCAAAAACAAATCGCAGAAGCACACCAAAAATTAGATGCGGGATTAAAACAATTGGATAGTGAGGAGAAACAATAATGTTAAACAGAGCAGTATTAGTAGGACGCTTAACAAAAGACCCAGAATTAAGAAGCGCGCCAAATGGCGTAAATGTAGGTACATTCACATTGGCAGTAAACAGAACATTCACGAATGCTCAAGGCGAGCGTGAAGCAGATTTTATAAACGTAGTAGTGTTCAAGAAACAAGCTGAAAATGTTAAAAACTACCTTTCTAAAGGGTCGCTGGCAGGTGTAGACGGGCGACTACAAACACGTAGCTACGAAAATAAAGTCGGGCAACGTGTATTTGTGACAGAAGTAGTAGCGGACAGTGTTCAATTCTTAGAACCGAAGAATAACAACCAACAACCAAACAACAATTATCATCAACAAAGACAAACTCAAACTGGTAATAATCCTTTTGATAATACCACTGCGATTACTGATGATGACTTACCGTTCTGATTGGAATGATTAGATGCCAATAATTACTAGTTATATCACTCAAGATGACGGTACAACAACAGTTGTCATCTCGGGTGTTGAATTAGGCAATAAAGAAACATTACTACTTGATAACGGATTTGATGTGGAAGTCGATGTAAGCGTCATAGATCCGTTTCAAATTACCGGCAAGCAACGACGAAAAATATTCGCGCTTGTCAAAGACATAGAAGAATATACAGGTCAACCAATGGACTATATGCGACATATGTTCATCGAGTATGTAAGGACTTACTACGGCTATGATGAACGTATTTCACTAAGTAATTGTACGAGAACACAAGCAAGTCAAATCATTGAAGCAACGCTTGACTGGACGTTCTACAATGACATACCACTTAGCTACAAAACGAGTAATCTACTGAAACAAGATAAATCATTCTTATACTGGTCAACTGTTAACCGCAACTGTGTAATATGCGGAAAGCCTCACGCAGACCTGGCACATTATGAAGCAGTCGGCAGAGGTATGAACAGAAACAAGATGAATCACTACGACAAACATGTGTTAGCACTGTGTAGACAACATCATAATGAACAGCACGCAATTGGTGTTAAGTCGTTTGATGATAAATATCAATTGCATGACTCGTGGATAAAAGTTGATGAGAGGCTCAATAAAATGTTGAAAGGAGAGAAAAATGAATAAGTTACTAATAGATGACTATCCGATACAAGTATTACCGAAATTAGCTGAATTAATAGGGTTAAACGAAGCAATAGTATTGCAACAAATTCATTATTGGCTAAACAACTCAAAACATAAATACGATGGCAAAACTTGGATTTTTAATTCTTATCCAGAATGGCAAAAACAATTTCCATTTTGGAGCGAGAGAACTATAAAAAGGACATTTGGGAGTTTAGAAAAACAAAATTTATTGCATGTAGGTAACTACAACAAGGCTGGATTTGACCGTACAAAATGGTATTCAATCAATTATGAAACATTAAACAAACTAGTGGCACGACCATCGGGACAAAATGGCCCGACGATGAGGACAAATTGGCACGATGCAAGAGGACAAAATGACCCGACCAATACCATAGACTACACAGAGACTAACAAACATAGAGAGACAGACGACGTCTCAAAGTCATTTAAGTATATTAGTACCAATTTAGAAATTATACAAAACCCTTTAAAAGCAGAACAGTTAGAACACGAAATTAAATCATTTAAGCAAGATCAGTTCGAAATAGTAAAAGTCGCTACCGATTACTGCAAAGAAAACAACAAAGGTCTGAATTACTTACTAACTGTATTAAAGAACTGGAATAAAGAAGGCGTTTCAGATAAAGAAAGTGCTGAAAACAAATTGAAACCTCGTAACTCTAAAAAAGAAACTACTGATGATGTCATAGCACAAATGGAAAAAGAATTGAGTGATGACTAATGCCGATGAGCAAAACACAAGCATTAGAAATTATTAAAAAAGTTAGGTACGTATACAACATCGATTTTGATAAACCAAAGTTAGAAATGTGGATTGATGTATTAAGTCAAAACGGGGATTATCAACCAACTGTAAAAGCTGTAGATGGATATATCAACAGTAACAACCCGTACCCGCCTAACCTACCAGCAATCATGCGTAAGGCACCTAAAAAAGTATCTATCGAGCCAGTAGATAACGAAACCGCTACACACCAATGGAAAATGCAGAATGACCCCGAATATGTCAGACAAAGAAAAATAGCGCTAGATAACTTCATGAATAAGTTGGCAGAATTTGGGGGCGAAAACGAATGAATTACGGACAATTCGAAATTGAAAGTACAATAATCGCTACGCTACTTAAACAACCGGACGTATTAGAAAAGATAAGAGTTAAAGATTACATGTTTACGAACGAAAAGTTTAAAACCTTTTTCAATTATGTAATGGACGTCGGAAAGATAGATCATCAAGAAATCTATTTAAAAGCAACTAAAGATAAAGAATTTTTAGATGCAGATACTATAACTAAACTTTACAACTCCGATTTCATTGGATATGGCTTCTTTGAACGTTATCAACAAGAATTATTGGAAAGTTATCAGCTCAACAAAGCTAACGAATTGGTAACTGAGTTCAAACAACAACCTACGAACCAAAACTTTAACAACTTGATTGATGAACTCAAGGATTTAAAAACAATTACTAACAAAAAAGAAGATGGAACCAAGAAGTTTGTTGAGGAGTTTGTCGAAGAGTTATACAGCGATAGCCCTAAGAAGCAAATTAAGACGGGTTACAAGCTAATGGATTACAAAATAGGGGGATTAGAACCATCACAATTAATCGTCATCGCAGCGCGTCCCTCAGTGGGTAAGACAGGTTTTGCATTAAACATGATGCTGAACATAGCACAAAATGGATACAAAACATCTTTCTTTAGTCTCGAAACAACCGGCACATCGGTATTGAAACGTATGTTATCAACAATTACTGGTATTGAGTTAACAAAGATAAAAGAAATCAGGAACTTAACGCCGGATGACTTAACAAAGTTAACGAATGCGATGGATAAAATCATGAAATTAGGCATTGATATTTCTGATAAAAGTAATATCACACCGCAAGATGTGCGAGCACAAGCAATGAGGCATTCAGACGGTCAACAAGTTATTTTTATAGATTACCTTCAACTGATGGATACTGATGCGAAAGTTGATAGACGTGTAGCAGTAGAAAAGATATCACGTGACTTAAAGATAATCGCTAATGAGACAGGCGCAATCATCGTACTACTTTCACAACTGAATCGTGGCGTCGAGTCTAGACAGGATAAAAGACCAATGCTATCGGACATGAAAGAATCAGGCGGAATAGAAGCAGATGCGAGTTTAGCAATGTTACTTTACCGCGATGATTATTATAACCGTGACGAAGATGACAGTATCACTGGCAAATCTATTGTTGAATGTAACATAGCCAAAAACAAAGACGGTGAAACCGGAATAATTGAATTTGAGTATTACAAGAAGACTCAGAGGTTTTTCACATGAATATCATGCAATTCAAAAGCTTATTGAAATCGATGTATGAAGAGACAAAGCAAAATGACCCGATTGTAGCAAATGTCTATATAGAAATTGGTTGGGCAGTTAACAGATTGTTAGACAATAACGAGTTATCGCCTTTCGATGATTACGACAGAGTTGAAGAGAAAATTATGAATGAAATCAATTGGAAGAAAACGCACATTAAGGAGTGTTAAAAATGCCGAAAGAAAAATATTACTTATACCGAGAAGATGGCACGGAAGATATTAAAGTCATCAAGTATAAAGACAACGTAAATGAAGTTTATTCGCTCACAGGAGCCCATTTCAGCGACGAAAAGAAAATTATGACTGATAGTGACCTAAAACGATTTAAAGGCGCTCACGGGCTTCTATATGAGCAAGAATTAGGTTTACAAGCAACGATATTTGATATTTAGAGGTGGCACATGGAAGTACATTACAGTAGTAAAACAAACGAGTGGACAACACCACAACATTTATTTGATGACCTAAACGAAGAATTCAGTTTTACATTAGATCCTTGTTCAACAGACGAGAACGCCAAATGCCGGAAGTATTATACAGTAAAAGATAATGGGTTAATTCAAGACTGGTCTGAGGACATTGTTTTTATGAACCCGCCATACGGTCGAAGTATTAAGCGTTGGGTCAAGAAGGCTTATGAAGAAAGTTTGAAAGGCGCAACGGTAGTTTGTTTAATACCCGCAAGAACAGACACGACATATTGGCATGATTACATTTTTAATAAGGCTGATGATATAAGATTCCTACGCGGTCGTCTGAAGTTTGGAGATAGTAAAAACAGCGCTCCTTTTCCTAGCGCAATTATCGTTTATAGAGGTGCACAATGAGTAAATACAACGCTAAGAAAGTTGAGTACAAAGGAATTGTATTTGATAGCAAAGTAGAGTGCGAATATTACCAATATTTAGAAAGTAATATGAATGGCACTAACTATGATCGTATCGAACTACAACCTAAATTCGAACTACAACCTAAATTTGGGAAGCAAAGACCGATTACGTATATAGCCGATTTCTCTTTGTGGAAGGAAGGGAAACTGGTTGAAGTTATAGACGTTAAAGGTAAGGCGACTGAAGTTGCCAACATCAAAGCGAAGATATTCAGATATCAGTATAGAGATGTGAATTTAACGTGGATATGTAAAGCGCCTAAATACACAGGTCAAGAATGGATGGTATATGAGGACTTAGTGAAAGTCAGACGTAAAAGAAAAAGAGAAATGAAGTGATTTAATGCAACAACAAGCATATATAAACGCAACGATTGATATAAGGATACCTACAGAAGTTGAATATAAGCATTTTGATGATGTGGATAAAGAAAAAGAAACGCTGGCAGATTACTTATATAACAATCCGAACGAAATACTAGAGTATGACAATTTAAAAATTAGAAACGTAAATGTAGAGGTGGAATAAATGGCGGGCATAAATACGAAAGTGAGAATAGACGGTAAGTTGATGACGCTTATTGATGCATCTGATAAATACGACATCAAAGTATCGACATTGATTACTAGGTACGACAGAGGAGCGAGGGGGAAAGACTTAATACAAAATGTAATAAAGCCTAAGAAAGTAAAGGTTGACGGTAAGATGATGACTGTTGGTGAAGTGGCTAAAAAGTACAACCTAAGTGAAGGGGCAATTAATGGCAGGATAGCAAAAGGGCTAACGGGCGATGCGCTTATTGCGCCACCACAAGGAAAGAAAATGTTTAGAGACGACGGAAGAATCACACAAGAGGAAAGACGCATACTGTCAGAAATTGACGCTAGACATGAGCAAGAACTGCGAGACAAGAGAAAAGCAGAAAAGAATGAGGAAGAACGTCAACGTCTAGCAATGATTGAGAAATATAAGCGACGTGATCCGTACTGGTTTGATGTCACTTATAACCAAATGTTCAAGAAGTGGCAGGAAGTATAAATGCCTAAAACCGATAGCGCATGTAAAGAATACTTAAACCAATTTTTCGGCTCTAAGAGATATCTGTATCAAGATAACGAACGAGTGGCTCATATCCATGTAGTAAATGACACTTATTACTTTCACGGGCATATCGTACCAGGTTGGCAAGGCGTGAAAAAGACATTTGATACAGCGGAAGAGCTTGAAACATATATAAAGCAACATGGTTTGGAATACGAGGAGCAGAAGCAACTAACTTTATTTTAGAGGAGATGTAAAAATGAAAATCAAAGTTAAAAAAGAAATGAGACTAGATGAATTAATTAAGTGGGCGCGAGAAAATCCGGAGCTATCAAAAGGAAAAATTTTTCTTGCAAAAAGTTTTAGTAATGGATTCGTTCGTTTTCAACGAAATACAAATACGTGTTCGATATCAAGTTTTATTCCAATTGATACTCCTTTCATAGTTGAAGTTGAAGAGGAAATCACAGAAGATACAGTATTTGATAGGTTGTTTGAAGTGTACGAGCTTCAAGAGGGAGCCTGTATGTCAGCGTTACACACAAGTATTAGTATCAACGAACGTTTAGAGAACACGTTTTTCCCTACCAAAGCATTCTACATCTTAAACGATGACCTAACTATGACGTTAATCTGGAAAGATGGGGAGTTGCTAGTATGATGTTGAAATTTAAAGCTTGGGATAAAGATAAAAAAGTTATGAGTATTATTGACGAAATCGATTTTAATAGTGGGTACATTTTGATTTCAACAGGTTATAAAAGTTTCAATGAAGTAAAACTATTACAATACACAGGATTTAAAGATGTGCACGGTGTGGAGATTTATGAAGGGGATATTGTTCAAGATTGTTATTCGAGAGAAGTAAGTTTTATCGAGTTTAAAGAAGGAGCCTTTTATATAACTTTTAGCAATGTAACTGAATTACTAAGTGAAAATGACGATATTATTGAAATTGTTGGAAATATTTTTGAAAATGAGATGCTATTGGAGGTTATGAGATGACGTTCACCTTATCAGATGAACAATATAAAAATCTTTGTACTAACTCTAACAAGTTATTAGATAAACTTCACAAAGCATTAAAAGATTGTGAAGAGTACAAGAAGCAACGATATGAGCTTATTGGGGTTATAGCGAAGTTACGAGATTGTAACAAAGAACTGGAGAAGAAAGCAAGCGCATGGGATAGGTATTGCAAGAGCGTTGAAAGAGATTTAATAAACAAATTCGGTAACGATGATGAAAGAGTTAAATTCGGAATGGAATTAAACAATAAAATTTTTATGGAGGATGACACAAATGAATAATCGCGAAAAAATCGAACAGTCCGTTATTAGTGCTAGTGCGTATAACGGTAATGACACAGAGGGGTTGCTAAAAGAGATTGAGGACGTGTATAAGAAAGCGCAAGCGTTTGATGAAATACTTGAGGGAATGACAAATGCTATTCAACATTCAGTTAAAGAAGGTATTGAACTTGATGAAGCAGTAGGGATTATGGCAGGTCAAGTTGTCTATAAATATGAGGAGGAGCAGGAAAATGACTAACACATTACAAGTGAAACTATTATCAAAAGACGCTAGAATGCCCGAACGAAATCATAAGACGGATGCAGGTTATGACATATTCTCAGCTGAAACCGTCGTACTCGAGCCACAAGAAAAGGCAGTGATTAAAACAGATGTAGCTGTGAGTATACCAGAGGGCTATGTCGGACTATTAACTAGTCGTAGTGGTGTAAGTAGTAAAACGTATTTAGTGATTGAAACAGGCAAGATAGACGCGGGATATCATGGCAATTTAGGGATTAATATCAAGAATGATATGGAGCATGACGGCATAACATCATTATACGAAGATTTAGACGACAAACTAGTAAATACTTTAGATATAAAAGGTAATTATATAAACGAAGGAGAAGGCGCTAGAAAGGTATATAAAATCAACAAAGGCGACAAACTAGCTCAATTGGTTATTGTGCCTATATGGACACCGGAACTAAAGCAAGTGGAGGAATTCGAGAGTGTTTCAGAACGTGGAGCAAAAGGCTTCGGAAGTAGCGGAGTGTAAAGACATCTTAGATCGAGTTAAGGAGGTTTTGGGGAAGTGACGCAATACTTAGTCACAACATTCAAAGATTCAACAGGACGCAAGCATACACACATAACTCGAGCTAAAAGCAATCAAAGGTTTACAGTTGTTGAGGCAGAGAGTAAAGAAGAAGCGAAAGAGAAATATGAGTCACAAAATACACCTATTGTTTACTACACTAATAATTCTAAAGTGACCTTATTCGAAAGACCTAGTGAAGAAGTATTAGGTTCTTTGTTCGAAAAGAAATAAAATCATTAAAGAGGGGAGATAATAATGTTTAATACACCTAAAATGAAATTACCAGAAAAGCACACCGAGGTATTTAAGACGTATAAAAATGGAACGCCAGAAGAAAAAGCTGAGATTGAAGGCTGTTTTATTAAAACTGTTAAAGATGAAGATAGTGAATTTTACAGCCCTATGTTAGCCAGTCTAAATGAACAACAGTTAAAGAGTATGTTGAGACAGGTACTTTTTTTGATTGATACAGGAGATGATAATGATGATTAAAAAACTTAAAAATATGGATGGGTTCGACATCTTTATTGTTGGAATACTGTCATTATTCGGTATAACCGCATTGCTACTTGTTGTCATATCGCCTATCTATACAGTGGCTAGTTACCAAAACAAAGAAGTACATCAAGGGACAATTACAGATAAATATAACAAAAGACAAGATAAAGAGGACAAATTCTATATTGTATTAGATGATAAACAAGTCATCGAAAACTCAGACTTATTCTTCAAAGGAAAGTTTGATAGCGCAGACATACAAGCTAGGTTAAAAGTAGGTGATAAAGTAAAAGTTAAGACGATTGGATATAGAATACACTTTTTAAATTTATATCCGGTCTTATACGAAGTAAAGAAGGTAGATAAAAAATGATTAAGCAAATACTAAGATTATTATTCTTACTAGCGATGTATGAGCTAGGTAAGTATGTAACTGAGCAAGTATATATTATGATGACGGCTAATGATGATGTAGAGGAGCCGAGTGACTTCACAAAGTTTAGTGATCAGTCTGATTTGATGAGGGCGGAGGTGTCAGAGTAGATGATGTGGGAAATAGTTGCTATCGGTATCCTTATATTAATTACATTACTTTATGTAATATATACAGACAAAATTGAAGTGAGGGAGAAGATTGATGAATTAAAGCATGACATAAAAAGGAATGAAAAATTATTTGAAAATTATAAGAAAGAAAACAGACCAATCGAATATATTGTTGAGTTATATGATGGTGTGTATTTACAAGAAGAATATACAGGAGCATTTTCGAAAATGATAACACTTACTACAACTAGCAATGTTTTTGAAGCTAAATCATATGACAATTTATTTTTAGCTAAAATAGATGCTGAATTTCTGAGTGGTCGTGTATTAAAATATAAGCCGAATTTAGAGGTGATTGAATAGATGATGTGGTTCATCATAGCAATTATATTACTAGTCATCTTATTGTTTGGTGTAATGTTGCAAGCTGAACAGTTAAAAGGCGATGTGAAAGTTAAAGAGCGAGAGATAGAGATATTAAGAAGTAGATTGAGACACTTTGAAGATTAAACATATTTGTACGGAGGGTATTCATGACTAAAAAGAAATACGGATTAAATAGTGATGGCGCATATAGTTATGCCAGAAGATTATTAAATATTCCGGAGGGGATACAATGACACGACCTACTAGAGAGGAATTGTTAAGTTACTTTAAAAAATATGGAGTAGAGAGAGTAAACTCTATTACTGGCGAAGAAAGTGCAATACATTATTTTAGAACAAAGGCGTTTTACTATAGAGAAGAAAACAAAAAACTTTCTGAAAATATCGATAAACTAGAAAAACGCAACAAAGAGTTGGAGAACATGTGGCGCACGCTTAAAAATGAATTGTTTGGAAGATACGAATTTTACCGTTTTAGACTTAGCGAACTACAGATTGAGAGCAGAGCGAACAAGGAAGTAGCTATATATAGAAGAGCTGAAATCAACTTAAGTGTTATATTGTGCCGAATGGACAAACTAGACGGAACAAATGAGTTCTACGAATTTTTAGATCAAATGGAGGACAACGATAATGAATAACACATTAACAATCGATCAGTTACAAGATATCGGAGGTATTGCATTGAATGATAAAGATTGAGAAACACGATATCAAAAAGCTTGAAGAATACATTCAGCACATCGATAACTATCGAAGAGAGTTGAAAATGCGAGAATATGAATTACTTGAAAGTCATGAACCAGATAATGCGGGAGCTGGCAAAAGTAATTTGCCGGGTAACCCGATTGAACGATGTGCAATAAAGAAGTTTAGTGATAACAGGTACAATACATTAAGAAATATAGTTAACGGTGTAGATAGATTGATAGATGAAAGTGATGAGGATACGCTTGAGTTATTAAGGTTTAGATATTGGGATTGTCCTATTGGTTGTTATGAATGGGAAGATATAGCACATTACTTTGGTACAAGTAAGACAAGTATATTACGTAGAAGGAATGCACTGATCGATAAGTTAGCGAAGTATATTGGTTATGTGTAGCGGACTTTCACCCTATGTAAGTCCGCATTAAAACAGTTTATTATGTTAGTATCAGATTAATATTTAAAGTTATTAAATGCTAATACAACGCATGAACAAGAGGCGCATCACTATGTGATGTGTCTTTTTATTTATGAGGTATGAACATGTTCAAACTAATTGTAAATACATTACTACACATCAAGTATAGATGCGTCTTGATACTACTTAAGTTATATAAGGTGAAACATTATGATGACTAAAGACGAACGTATACGATTCTATAAGTCTAAAGAATGGCAAACAACAAGAAAAAGAGTGCTAGAAAGAGATAATTATGAATGTCAACAATGTAAGCGAGACGGCAAGTTAACGACATATGACAAAAGCAAGCGTAAGTCGTTGGATGTAGATCATATATTATCGCTAGAACATCATCCGGAGTTTGCTCATGACTTAAACAATTTAGAAACACTGTGTATTAAATGTCACAACAAAAAAGAAAAGAGATTTATAAAAAAAGAAAATAAATGGAAAGACGAAAAATGGTAAATACCCCCGGGTCAAAAAAATCAAAAGCGATCAAAATACTTGGGGAACGGTTAGGGAGTAAACTTCGCGATAATTTTAAAAATCCATGTATAACCCCCCCTCTTATAACCATTTTAAGGCAGGTGATGAAATGGAGATTATAGTCGATGAAAATTTAGTGCTTAAAGAAAAAGAAAGGCTACAAGTATTATATAAAGACATACCTAGCAATAAATTAAAAGTAGTTGATGGTTTAATTATTCAAGCAGCAAGGCTACGTGTAATGCTTGATTACATGTGGGAAGACATAAAAGAAAAAGGTGATTATGATTTATTTACTCAATCTGAAAAGGCGCCACCATATGAAAGGGAAAGACCAGTAGCCAAACTATTTAATGCTAGAGATGCTGCATATCAAAAAATAATCAAACAATTATCGGATTTATTGCCCGAAGAGAAAGAAGACACAGAAACGCCATCTGATGATTACCTATGATTAGTAATAAATACGTTGATGAATATATAAATTTGTGGAAACAAGGAAAGATAATTTTAAATAAAGAAAGAATTGATCTCTTTAATTATCTACAAAAACATATATATTCACGAGATGATGTATATTTTGATGAACAGAAAATCGAGGATTGTATCAAATTTATTGAAAAATGGTATTTTCCAACATTACCATTTCAAAGGTTTATCATAGCTAATATATTTCTTATAGATAAAAATACAGATGAAGCTTTCTTTACAGAATTTGCTATTTTCATGGGACGTGGAGGCGGGAAAAACGGTCTAATAAGTGCTATTAGTGATTTTCTTTCTACGCCCTTACACGGAGTTAAAGAATATCACATCTCCATTGTTGCTAATAGTGAAGATCAAGCAAAAACATCGTTTGATGAAATCAGAACCGTTTTAATGGATAACAAACGAAATAAGACGGGTAAAACGCCAAAAGCTCCTTATGAAGTTAGTAAAGCAAAAATAATAAACCGTGCAACTAAATCGGTTATTCGATATAACACATCAAACACAAAAACCAAAGACGGTGGACGTGAGGGGTGTGTTATTTTTGATGAAATTCATTATTTCTTTGGTCCTGAAATGGTAAACGTCAAACGTGGTGGATTAGGTAAAAAGAAAAATAGAAGAACGTTTTATATAAGTACTGATGGTTTTGTTAGAGAGGGTTATATCGATGCAATGAAGCACAAAATTGCAAGTGTATTAAGTGGCAAGGTTAAAAATAGTAGATTGTTTGCTTTTTATTGTAAGTTAGACGATCCAAAAGAAGTTGATGACAGACAGACGTGGGAAAAGGCGAACCCAATGTTACATAAACCGTTATCAGAATACGCTAAAACACTGCTAAGCACGATTGAAGAAGAATATAACGATTTACCATTCAACCGTTCAAATAAGCCCGAATTCATGACTAAGCGAATGAATTTGCCTGAAGTTGACCTTGAAAAAGTAATAGCACCATGGAAAGAAATACTAGCGACTAATAGAGAGATACCAAATTTAGATAATCAAATGTGTATTGGTGGTTTAGACTTTGCAAACATTCGAGATTTTGCAAGTGTAGGGCTATTATTCCGAAAAAACGATGATTACATTTGGTTAGGACATTCGTTTGTAAGACAAGGGTTTTTGGATGATGTCAAATTAGAACCTCCTATTAAAGAATGGGAAAAAATGGGATTATTGACCATTGTCGATGATGATGTCATTGAAATTGAATATATAGTTGATTGGTTTTTAAAGGCTAGAGAAAAATATGGGCTTGAAAAAGTCATAGCTGATAATTATAGAACTGATATTGTAAGACGTGCGTTTGAGGATGCTGGCATAAAACTTGAAGTACTTAGAAATCCAAAAGCAATACATGGATTACTTGCACCACGTATCGATACAATGTTTGCGAAACATAACGTAATATATGGAGACAATCCTTTGATGCGTTGGTTTACTAATAATGTTGCTGTAAAAATCAAGCCGGATGGAAATAAAGAGTATATCAAAAAAGATGAAGTCAGACGTAAAACGGATGGATTTATGGCATTTGTTCATGCGTTATATAGAGCGGATGATATAGTAGACAAAGACATGTCTAAAGCACTTGATGCATTAATGAGTATAGATTTCTAATAGAGGAGGTGAGACATGAGTATTCTAGAAAAGATATTTAAAACTAGGAAAGATATATCATATATGCTTGATTTAGATATGATAGAAGATTTATCACAACAAGCGTATGTGAAACGTTTAGCGATTGATAGTTGTATTGAATTTGTTGCGCGAGCTGTCGCTCAAAGTCATTTTAAAGTATTGGAAGGTAATAGAATTCAAAAGAATGATGTTTACTACAAGTTAAATATAAAACCAAATACTGACTTATCAAGCGATAGTTTTTGGCAACAAGTTATATATAAACTAATTTACGATAACGAGGTTTTAATCGTAGTAAGTGACAGCAAAGAATTACTTATCGCAGATAGCTTTTACAGAGAAGAGTATGCTTTGTATGATGATATATTCAAAGATGTAACGGTTAAAGATTATACTTATCAACGTACTTTCACAATGCAAGAGGTCATATATTTAAAGTACAACAACAATAAAGTGACACACTTTGTAGAAAGTCTATTCGAAGATTACGGGAAAATATTCGGAAGAATGATAGGTGCACAATTAAAAAACTATCAAATAAGAGGGATTTTGAAATCTGCCTCTAGCGCATATGACGAAAAGAATATAGAAAAATTACAAGCGTTCACAAATAAATTATTCAATACTTTTAATAAAAACCAACTAGCAATCGCGCCTTTGATAGAAGGTTTTGATTATGAGGAATTATCTAATGGTGGTAAGAATAGTAACATGCCTTTTTCTGAATTGAGTGAGCTAATGAGAGATGCAATAAAAAATGTTGCGTTGATGATTGGTATACCCCCAGGTTTGATTTACGGAGAAACAGCTGATTTGGAAAAAAACACGCTTGTATTTGAGAAGTTCTGTTTAACACCTTTATTAAAAAAGATTCAGAACGAATTAAACGCGAAACTCATAACTCAAAGCATGTATTTGAAAGATACAAGAATAGAAATTGTCGGTGTGAATAAAAAAGACCCACTTCAATATGCTGAAGCAATTGACAAACTTGTAAGTTCTGGTTCATTTACAAGGAATGAGGTGCGGATTATGTTAGGTGAAGAACCGTCTGACAATCCTGAATTAGACGAATATCTAGTGACGAAGAACTACGAAAAAGCAAACGAAAATGGTAGTACATTGAAAGGTGGTGATGAAGATGAAAGTGGAGATTAAAGGCGTCATCGTTTCCAACGAAGATAAATGGGTTTACGAAATGCTTGGTATGGATTCGACTTGTCCTAAAGATGTTTTAACACAACTAGAATTTAGTGATGAAGATGTTGATATTATAATTAACTCAAATGGTGGTAACCTAGTAGCTGGTAGTGAAATATATACACATTTAAGAGCTCATAAAGGCAAAGTGAATGTTCGTATCACAGCAATAGCAGCAAGTGCGGCATCGCTTATCGCAATGGCTGGTGACCACATCGAAATGAGTCCGGTTGCTAGAATGATGATTCACAATCCTTCAAGTATTGCGCAAGGAGAAGCGAAAGATCTAAATCATGCTGCAGAAACATTAGAACATGTTGGTCAAATAATGGCTGAGGCATATGCGGTTAGAGCTGGTAAAAACAAACAAGAACTTGTAGAAATGATGGCTAGGGAAACGTGGCTAAATGCTGATGAAGCCATTGAACAAGGTTTTGCGGATAGTAAAATGTTTGAAAACGACAATATGCAAATTGTAGCAAGCAATACACAAGTGTTATCGAAAGATGTATTAAATCGTGTAACAGCTTTGGTAAGTAAAACGCCAGAGGTTAACATTGATATTGACGCAATAGCAAATAAAGTAATTGAAAAAATAAATATGAAAGAAAAGGAATCAGAAATCGATGTTGCAGATAGTAAAGTATCAGCAAATGGATTTTCAAGATTCCTTTTTTAATACAAAAAATAGGAGGTCATAAAATGACTATAAATTTATCGGAAACATTCGCAAATGCGAAAAACGAATTTATTAATGCAGTAAACAACGGTGAACCGCAAGAAAGACAAAATGAATTGTACGGTGACATGATTAACCAACTATTTGAAGAAACTAAATTACAAGCAAAAGCAGAAGCTGAAAGAGTTTCTAGTTTACCTAAATCAGCACAATCTTTGAGTGCAAACCAAAGAAGTTTCTTCATGGATATCAATAAAAACGTTAACTATAAAGAAGAAAAACTTTTGCCAGAAGAAACAATTGATAGAATTTTTGAAGATTTGACGACGAATCATCCGTTATTAGCTGATTTAGGTATTAAAAACGCTGGTTTGCGTTTGAAGTTCTTAAAATCTGAAACTTCTGGCGTAGCCGTTTGGGGTAAAATCTATGGTGAAATTAAAGGTCAATTAGATGCTGCGTTCAGTGAAGAAACAGCAATTCAAAATAAATTGACAGCGTTTGTTGTTTTACCAAAAGATTTAAATGATTTTGGTCCTGCGTGGATTGAAAGATTTGTTCGTGTTCAAATCGAAGAAGCATTTGCAGTGGCGCTTGAAACTGCGTTCTTAAAAGGTACTGGTAAAGACCAACCAATCGGCTTAAACCGTCAAGTACAAAAAGGTGTATCGGTAACTGATGGTGCTTATCCAGAGAAAGAAGAACAAGGTACGCTTACATTTGCTAATCCGCGCGCTACGGTTAATGAATTGACGCAAGTGTTTAAATACCACTCAACTAACGAGAAAGGTAAATCAGTAGCGGTTAAAGGTAATGTAACAATGGTTGTTAATCCGTCCGATGCTTTTGAGGTTCAAGCACAGTATACACATTTAAATGCAAATGGCGTATATGTTACTGCTTTACCATTTAATTTGAATGTTATTGAGTCTACAGTTCAAGAAGCAGGTAAGGTTTTAACGTACGTTAAAGGTCTATATGATGGTTATTTAGCTGGTGGTATTAATGTTCAGAAATTTAAAGAAACACTTGCGTTAGATGATATGGATTTATACACTGCAAAACAATTTGCTTACGGCAAAGCGAAAGATAATAAAGTTGCTGCTGTTTGGAAATTAGATTTAAAAGGACATAAACCAGCTTTAGAAGATACCGAAGAAACACTATAAAATTTTATGAGGTGATAAAATGGTGAAATTTAAAGTTGTTAGAGAATTTAAAGACATAGAGCACAATCAACACAAGTACAAAGTAGGGGAGTTGTATCCAGCTGAAGGGTATAACAATCCTCGTGTTGAATTGTTGACAAATCAAATCAAAAATAAGTACGACAAAGTTTATATCGTACCTTTAGATAAGCTGACAAAACAAGAATTATTAGAACTATGCGAATCATTACAAAAAAAAGCGTCTAGTTCAATGGTTAAAAGTGAAATCATCGACTTATTGAATGGTGAAGACAATGACGATTGATGATTTGCTTGTCAAATTTAAATCACTTGAAAAGATTGACCATAATTCAGAGGATGAGTACTTAAAGCAGTTGTTAAAAATGTCGTACGAGCGTATAAAAAATCAGTGCGGAGTTTTTGAATTAGAGAATTTAATAGGTCAAGAATTGATACTTATACGCGCTAGATATGCTTATCAAGATTTATTAGAACACTTCAACGACAATTACAGACCTGAAATAATAGATTTTTCGTTATCTCTAATGGAGGTATCAGAAGATGAAGAAAGTGTTTAAGAAACCTAGAATTACAACTAAACGTTTAAATACGCGTGTTCATTTTTATAAGTATACTGAAAATAATGGTCCAGAAGCTGGAGAAAAAGAAGAAAAATTATTATATAGCTGTTGGGCGAGTATTGATGGTGTCTGGTTACGTGAATTAGAACAAGCTATCTCAAACGGAACGCAAAATGACATTAAATTGTATATTCGTGATCCACAAGGTGATTATTTACCCAGTGAAGAACATTATCTTGAAATTGAATCAAGATATTTCAAAAATCGTTTGAATATAAAGCAAGTATCACCAGATTTGGATAATAAAGACTTTATTATGATTCGTGGAGGATATAGTTCATGAGTGTGAAAGTGACGGGTGATAAAGCATTAGAAAGAGAATTAGAAAAACATTTTGGCATAAAAGAGATGGTAAAAGTTCAAGATAAGGCGTTAATAGCTGGTGCTAAGGTAATTGTTGAAGAAATAAAAAAACAACTCAAACCTTCAGAAGACTCAGGAGCGCTGATTAGTGAGATTGGTCGTACTGAACCTGAATGGATAAAGGGGAAACGTACTGTTACAATTAGGTGGCGCGGGCCTTTTGAACGATTTAGAATAGTACATTTAATTGAAAATGGTCATGTTGAGAAAAAGTCAGGAAAATTTGTAAAACCTAAAGCTATGGGTGGGATTAATAGAGCAATAAGACAAGGTCAAAATAAGTATTTTGAAACGCTAAAAAGGGAGTTGAAAAAATTGTGATTGATATTTTGTACAAAGTTCATGAAGTGATTAGTCAAGACAGAATTATTAGAGAGCACGTAAATATCAATAATATTAAGTTCAATAAATACCCTAATGTAAAAGATACTGATGTACCTTTTATTGTTATTGACGATATCGACGACCCAATACCTACAACTTATACTGACGGAGATGAGTGTGCATATAGTTATATTGTCCAAATAGATGTTTTTGTTAAGTACAATGATGAATATAATGCGAGAATCATAAGAAATAAGATATCTAATCGTATTCAAAAGTTATTATGGTCTGAACTAAAAATGGGAAATGTTTCAAATGGAAAACCGGAATATATAGAAGAATTTAAAACATATAGAAGCTCTCGCGTTTACGAGGGCATTTTTTATAAGGAGGAAAATTAAATGGCAGTAAAACATGCAAGTGCGCCAAAGGCGTATATTAACATTACTGGTTTAGGTTTCGCTAAATTAACGAAAGAAGGCGCGGAATTAAAATATAGTGATATTACAAAAACAAGAGGATTACAAAAAATTGGTGTTGAAACTGGTGGAGAACTAAAAACAGCTTATGCTGATGGCGGTCCAATTGAATCAGGGAATACAGACGGAGAAGGTAAAATTTCATTACAAATGCATGCGTTCCCTAAAGAGATTCGCAAAATTGTTTTTAATGAAGATTATGATGAAGATGGCGTTTACGAAGAGAAACAAGGTAAACAAAACAATTACGTAGCTGTATGGTTCAGACAAGAGCGTAGAGACGGTACATTTAGAACAGTTTTATTACCTAAAGTTATGTTTACAAATCCTAAAATTGATGGTGAAACAGCTGAGAAAGACTGGGACTTCTCAAGTGAAGAAGTAGAAGGTGAGGCACTTTTCCCTTTAATTGATAATAAAAAGTCTGTACGTAAATATATCTTTGACTCAGCTAACATGACAAATCATGGTGGCGACGGTGAAAAAGGCGAAGAGGCTTTCTTAAAGAAAATTTTAGGCGAAGAATATACTGGAAACGTGACAGAGGATACGGAAACTTTGTAACGAAACCGGCTTCATCGGAAACTGCGGTAAAGTCGGTTAGTATACCAGATAGCATTAAAACACTTAAAGTTGGCAACACATACGATTTAAATGTTGTAGTAGAACCATCTAATCAAAGGAAGCTAGTAAAATACACAACAGATCAAACTAATGTTGTATCAATAAATAGTGATGGTCAAGTCACTGCAGAAGCGCAAGGCATTGCCACGGTTAAAGCAACTGTTGGTAATATGAGTGACACTATAACAATAAATGTAGAAGCATAAGAGGGGGGCAACCCCTCTATTTTATTTGAAAATAAGGAGAGTATTATAAAATGGCAAAATTAAAACGTAACATTATTCAATTAGTAGAAGACCCAAAAGCAAATGAAATTAAATTACAAACGTACTTAACACCACACTTCATTTCATTTGAAATTGTATACGAAGCAATGGATTTAATCGATGATATTGAGGACGAAAATAGCACGATGAAACCAAGAGAAATCGCTGACAGATTGATGGATATGGTTGTAAAAATTTACGATAACCAATTCACAGTTAAAGACCTAAAAGAACGTATGCATGCACCTGATGGAATGAATGCACTTCGTGAACAAGTAATTTTCATTACTCAAGGTCAGCAAACTGAGGAAACTAGAAATTTTATCCAGAACATGAAATAAAGCCTGAAGATTTAACATATAAAGCAATGTTGAAAAATATGGATACTCTCATGATAGACTTAATTGAAAATGGTAAAGACGCTAACGAAGTTTTAAAAATGCCATTTCATTATGTACTTTCCATATATCAAAATAAAAACAATGACATTTCTGAAGAAAAAGCAGAGGCTTTAATTGATGCGTTTTAACCTTAACCGTTTGGTTAGGGTTATTTTTTTGAACTTTTTTAGAAAGGAGGTAAAAAATGGGAGAAAGAATCAAAGGTTTATCTATAGGTTTAGATTTGGATTCAGCAAATTTAAATAGATCACTTACAGAAATTAAACGAAACTTTAGAACCTTAAATTCAGACTTAAAGTTGACTGGAAACAACTTTAAATATACTGAGAAATCAACTGATAGTTATAAACAACGAATCAAAGAGTTAGATGGAACAATTGCAGGTTATAAGAAAAACGTTGATGATTTAGCCAAGCAATATGACAAGGTATCTCAAGAACAGGGCGAAAACAGTGCAGAAGCTCAAAAGTTACGACAAGAATATAACAAACAAGCAAATGAGCTGAATTATTTAGAAAGAGAATTACAAAAAACATCAGCCGAATTTGAAGAGTTCAAAAAAGCTCAAGTTGAAGCTCAAAGAATGGCAGAAAGTGGCTGGGGAAAAACCAGTAAAGTTTTTGAAAGTATGGGACCTAAATTAACAAAAATGGGTGATGGTTTAAAATCCATTGGTAAAGGTTTGATGATTGGTGTAACTGCACCTGTTTTAGGTATTGCAGCAGCATCAGGAAAAGCTTTTGCAGAAGTTGATAAAGGTTTAGATACAGTTACCCAAGCAACAGGAGCAACCGGCGGAGAGCTTAAGAAGTTGCAGAATTCATTTAAAGATGTTTATGGCAACTTTCCAGCAGACGCTGAGACTGTAGGCGGTGTTTTAGGGGAAGTTAACACAAGGTTAGGTTTCACTGGCAAAGAACTTGAGAGTGCCACAGAGTCATTCTTGAAATTTAGTCACATAACAGGTTCTGACGGCGTACAAGCCGTTCAATTAATTACGCGTGCAATGGGTGATGCAGGTATTGAAGCTGATGAGTATCAAAGTGTACTTGATATGGTAGCGAAAGCAGCACAGGCTAGCGGTATAAGTGTTGATACATTAGCTGATAGCATTACTAAATACGGTGCTCCAATGAGGGCTATGGGCTTTGAGATGAAAGAATCAATCGCTTTATTCTCTCAATGGGAGAAATCAGGTGTTAATACTGAAATAGCCTTCAGTGGTTTGAAAAAAGCTATATCCAATTGGGGTAAAGCGGGTAAAGACCCAAGAGAAGAATTTAAGAAGACATTAGCAGAAATTGAAAGGACACCGGATATAGCTAGCGCAACAAGTTTAGCGATTGAAGCATTTGGTGCAAAAGCAGGTCCTGATTTAGCAGATGCTATTAAAGGCGGTCGCTTTAGTTACCAAGAGTTCTTAAAAACTATCGAAGATTCCCAAGGCACAGTAAATCAAACGTTTAAAGATTCTGAAAGTGGCTCCGAAAGATTTAAAGTAGCAATGAATAAATTAAAATTAGTAGGTGCTGATGTATGGACTTCTATTGAAAGTGCGTTTGCACCAGTAATGGAAGAATTAATCAAAAAGCTATCTATAGCGGTTGATTGGTTTTCCAATTTAAGTGATGGTTCTAAAAGATCAATTGTTATTTTCGGTGGTATTGCTGCTGCAATTGGTCCTGTAGTTTTTGGATTAGGCGCATTTATAAGTACAATTGGCAATGCAGTAACTGTATTAGCCCCACTATTAGCTGGTATTGCAAAGGCTGATGGATTAATTAGTTTTTTATCGACTAAAGTACCTATATTAGGAACTGTCTTCACGGCTTTAACTGGTCCAATTGGCATTGTATTAGGTGTTTTGGCTGGCTTAGCAGTCGCATTTACAATTGCTTATAAGAAATCTGAAACTTTCAGAAATTTTGTTAATGGTGCAATTGAAAGTGTTAAACAAACATTTAGTAATTTTATTCAATTTATTCAACCTTTCATTGATTCTGTTAAAAACATCTTTAAACAAGCGATATCAGCAATAGTTGATTTTGCTAAAGATATTTGGAGTCAAATTAATGGATTCTTTAATGAAAACGGAATTTCTATTGTTCAAGCGCTTCAAAATATATGCAATTTTATCAAAGCTATATTTGAATTTATTATAAATTTTGTAATTAAACCAATCATGTTCGCGATTTGGCAAGTGATGCAATTTATTTGGCCGGCGGTTAAAGCTTTAATTGTCAGTACTTGGGAGAATATAAAAGGTGTGATACAAGGAGCTTTAAATATCATACTAGGTTTAATTAAGTTCTTCTCAAGTTTATTTACTGGAGATTGGCGAGGAGTTTGGGATGCGATTGTTATGATTCTTAAAGGAGTCGTTCAATTAATATGGAATTTAATTCAATTATGGTTTGTAGGCAAAATACTTGGCGTTGTTAGGTACTTTGGCGGATTGCTAAAAGGATTAATAGCAGGTATTTGGGACGTAATAAAAAGTATATTCAGTAAATCTTTATCAGCAATTTGGAATGCGACAAAAAGTATTTTTGGATTCTTATTTAATAGTGTCAAATCAATTTTCACGAATATGAAAAATTGGTTATCTAATACTTGGAGTAGTATCCGTACGAATACGATAGGAAAAGCGCAGTCATTATTTAGTGGCGTCAAATCAAAATTTACTAATTTATGGAATGCGACGAAAGAAATTTTTAGTAATTTAAGAAATTGGATGTCAAATATTTGGAATTCCATTAAAGATAATACGGTAGGAATTGCTAGCCGTTTATGGAGTAAGGTACGTGGAATTTTTACAAATATGCGTGACGGCTTACAAAGTATTATCAGCAAAATTAAAAGTCATATCGGCGGTATGGTAGATGCTATTAAAAAAGGACTTAATAAATTAATCGACGGTTTAAACTGGGTCGGTGGTAAGTTGGGCATGGATAAAATACCTAAGTTACATACTGGTACAGAGCACACACATACTACTACAAGATTAGTTAAGAACGGTAAGATTGCACGTGACACATTCGCTACAGTTGGAGATAAGGGACGCGGAAATGGTCCAAATGGTTTTAGAAACGAAATGATTGAATTCCCTAATGGTAAACGTGTAATCACACCAAATACAGATACTACTGCTTATTTACCTAAAGGCTCAAAAGTATATAACGGTGCACAAACTTATTCAATGTTAAACGGAACTCTTCCAAGATTTAGTTTAGGTACTATGTGGAAAGATATTAAGTCCGGTGCATCATCAGCATTTAACTGGACAAAAGATCAAATAGGTAAAGGTACCAAATGGCTTGGCGATAAAGTTGGCGATGTTTTAGATTTTATTGAACATCCAGGAAAACTTTTAAATTATATACTTGAAGCTTTTGGAATTGATTTCAATTCTTTAACTAAAGGAATGGGAATTGCAGGCGACATAACAAAAGCTGCATGGTCTAAGATTAAGAAAAGTGCTACTGATTGGATAAAAGAAAATTTAGAAGCTATGGGCGGTGGCGATTTAGTCGGCGGAATATTAGACCCTGACAAAATTAATTATCATTATGGACGTACCGCAGCTTATACCGCTGCAACTGGAAGACCATTTCATGAAGGTGTCGATTTTCCATTTGTATATCAAGAAGTTAGAACGCCTATGGGTGGTAGACTTACAAGAATGCCGTTTATGTCTGGTGGTTATGGTAACTATGTAAAAATTACTAGTGGCGTTATCGATATGCTATTTGCGCATTTGAAAAACTTTAGCAAATCACCACCTAGTGGCACGATGGTAAAGCCCGGCGATGTTGTTGGTTTAACTGGTAATACCGGATTTAGTACAGGACCACACTTACATTTTGAAATGAGGAGAAACGGACGCCATTTTGACCCTGAACCATATTTAAGAAATGCAAAGAAAAAAGGTAGGTTATCAATTGGTGGCGGTGATGCTACTTCTGGAAGTGGTGCAACTTATGCCAGCCGAGTAATCCGACAAGCGCAAAGTATTTTAGGAGGACGTTATAAAGGTAAGTGGATTCATGACCAGATGATGCGAGTTGCAAAGCGTGAAAGCAACTATCAATCAAATGCAGTGAATAATTGGGATATTAATGCTCAAAGAGGAGACCCGTCTAGAGGATTATTCCAAATTATCGGCTCAACTTTTAGAGCTAACGCTAAACGAGGGTACACTAATTATAATAATCCAGTACATCAAGGTATCTCAGCAATGCAGTACATTGTTAGACGATATGGTTGGGGTGGTTTTAAACGTGCTGGTGATTACGCATATGCTACAGGTGGAAAAGTTTTTGATGGTTGGTATAACTTAGGTGAAGACGGTCATCCAGAATGGATTATTCCAACAGATCCAGCTCGTAGAAATGATGCAATGAAGATTTTGCATTATGCAGCAGCAGAAGTAAGAGGGAAAAAAGCGAGTAAAAATAAGCGTCCTAGCCAATTATCAGACTTAAACGGGTTTGATGATCCTAGCTTATTATTGAAAATGATTGAACAACAGCAACAACAAATAGCTTTATTACTGAAAATAGCACAATCTAACGATGTGATTGCAGATAAAGATTATCAGCCGATTATTGACGAATACGCTTTTGATAAAAAGGTGAACGCGTCTATAGAAAAGCGAGAAAGGCAAGAATCAACAAAAGTAAAGTTTAGAAAAGGAGGAATTGCTATTCAATGATAGACACTATTAAAGTGAACAACAAAACAATTCCTTGGTTGTATGTCGAAAGAGGGTTTGAAATACCCTCTTTTAATTATGTTTTAAAAACAGAAAATGTAGATGGACGTTCGGGGTCTATATATAAAGGGCGTAGGCTTGAATCTTATAGTTTTGATATACCTTTGGTGGTACGTAATGACTATTTATCTCACAACGGCATTAAAACACATGATGACGTCTTGAATGAATTAGTAAAGTTTTTTAACTACGAGGAACAAGTTAAATTACAATTCAAATCTAAAGATTGGTACTGGAACGCTTATTTCGAAGGACCAATAAAGCTGCACAAAGAATTTACAATACCTGTTAAGTTCACTATCAAAGTAGTACTAACAGACCCTTACAAATATTCAGTAACAGGAAATAAAAATACTGCGATTTCAGACCAAGTTTCAGTTGTAAATAGTGGGACTGCTGACACTCCTTTAATTGTTGAAGCCCGAGCAATTAAACCATCTAGTTACTTTATGATTACTAAAAATGATGAAGATTATTTTATGGTTGGTGATGATGAGGTAACCAAAGAAGTTAAGGATTACATGCCTCCTGTTTATCATAGTGAGTTTCGTGATTTCAAAGGTTGGACTAAGATGATTACTGAAGATATTCCAAGTAATGATTTAGGTGGTAAGGTCGGCGGTGACTTTGTGATATCCAATCTTGGCGAAGGATATAAAGCAACTAATTTTCCTGATGCAAAAGGTTGGGTTGGTGCTGGCACGAAACGAGGGCTCCCTAAAGCGATGACAGATTTTCAAATTACCTATAAATGTATTGTTGAACAAAAAGGTAAAGGTGCCGGAAGAACAGCACAACATATTTATGATAGTGATGGTAAGTTACTTGCTTCTATTGGTTATGAAAATAAATATCATGATAGAAAAATAGGACATATTGTTGTTACGTTGTATAACCAAAAAGGAGACCCCAAAAAGATATACGACTATCAGAATAAACCGATAATGTATAACTTGGACAGAATCGTTGTTTATATGCGGCTCAGAAGAGTAGGTAATAAATTTTCTATTAAAACTTGGAAATTTGATCACATTAAAGACCCAGATAGACGTAAACCTATTGATATGGATGAGAAAGAGTGGATAGATGGCGGTAAGTTTTATCAGCGTCCAGCTTCTATCATAGCTATCTATAGTGCGAAGTATAAAGGTTATAAGTGGATGGAGATGAATGGATTAGGTTCATTCAATACGGAGATTCTACCGAAACCGAAAGGCGCAAGGGATGTCATTATACAAAAAGGTGATTTAGTGAAAATAGATATGCAAGCAAAAAGTGTTGTCATCAATGAGGAACCAATGTTGAGCGAGAAATCGTTTGGAAGTAATTATTTCAATGTTGATTCTGGGTACAGTGAATTAATCATACAACCTGAAAACGTCTTTGATACGACGGTTAAATGGCAAGATAGATATTTATAGAAAGGAGATGAGAGTGTGATACATGTTTTAGATTTTAACGACAAGATTATAGATTTCCTTTCTACTGATGACCCTTCCTTAGTTAGAGCGATTCATAAACGTAATGTTAATGACAATTCAGAAATGCTTGAACTGCTCATATCATCAGAAAGAGCTGAAAAGTTCCGTGAACGACATCGTGTTATTATAAGGGATTCAAACAAACAATGGCGTGAATTTATTATTAACTGGGTTCAAGATACGATGGACGGCTACACAGAGATAGAATGTATAGCGTCTTATCTTGCTGATATAACAACAGCTAAACCGTATGCACCAGGCAAATTTGAGAAAAAGACAACTTCAGAAGCATTGAAAGATGTGTTGAGCGATACAGGTTGGGAAGTTTCTGAACAAACCGAATACGATGGCTTACGTACTACGTCATGGACTTCTTATCAAACTAGATATGAAGTTTTAAAGCAATTATGTACAACCTATAAAATGGCATTGGATTTTTATATAGAGCTTAGTTCTAATACCGTCAAAGGTAGATATGTGGTACTCAAAAAGAAAAACAGCTTATTCAAAGGTAAAGAAATTGAGTATGGTAAAGATTTGGTTGGGTTAACTAGGAAGATTGATATGTCAGAAATCAAAACAGCATTAATTGCTGTGGGACCCGAAAATGACAAAGGAAAGCGTTTAGAGTTAGTTGTGACTGATGACGAAGCACAAAGTCAATTCAACTTACCTACCCGTTATATTTGGGGAATATACGAACCTCAATCAGATGATCAAAATATGAATGAAACACGGTTGCGTTCTTTAGCCAAAACAGAGTTAAATAAACGTAAGTCGGCAGTTATGTCATATGAGATTACTTCTACTGATTTGGAAGTTACGTATCCGCACGAGATTATATCAATTGGTGATACAGTCAGAGTAAAACATAGAGATTTTAACCCGCCATTGTATGTAGAGGCAGAAGTTATTGCCGAAGAATATAACATAATTTCAGAAAATAGCACATATACATTCGGTCAACCTAAAGAGTTCAAAGAATCAGAATTACGAGAAGAGTTTAACAAACGATTGAACATAATACATCAAAAGTTAAACGATAATATTAGCAATATCAACACTATAGTTAAAGATGTTGTAGATGGTGAATTAGAATACTTTGAACGCAAAATACACAAAAATGATACACCGCCAGAAAATCCAGTCAATGATATGCTTTGGTATGATACAAGTAACCCTGATGTTGCTGTCTTGCGTAGATATTGGAATGGTCGATGGATTGAAGCAACACCAAATGATGTTGAAAAATTAGGTGGTATAACAAGAGAGAAAGCGCTATTCAGTGAATTAAACAATATTTTTATTAATTTATCTATACAACACGCTAGTCTTTTGTCAGAAGCTACAGAATTACTGAATAGCGAGTACTTAGTAGATAATGATTTGAAAGCGGACTTACAAGCAAGTTTAGACGCTGTGATTGATGTTTATAATCAAATTAAAAATAATTTAGAATCTATGACACCCGAAACTGCAACGATTGGTCGGTTGGTAGATACACAAGCTTTATTTCTTGAGTATAGAAAGAAATTACAAGATGTTTATACAGATGTAGAAGATGTCAAAATCGCCATTTCAGATAGATTTAAATTATTACAGTCACAATACACTGATGAAAAATATAAAGAAGCGTTGGAAATAATAGCAACAAAATTTGGTTTAACGGTGAATGAAGATTTGCAGTTAGTCGGAGAACCTAATGTTGTTAAATCAGCTATTGAAGCAGCTAGAGAATCCACAAAAGAACAATTACGTGATTATGTAAAAACATCGGACTATAAAACAGACAAAGACGGTATTGTTGAACGTTTAGATACTGCTGAAGCTGAGAGAACGACTTTAAAAGGTGAAATCAAAGATAAAGTTACGTTAAACGAATATCGAAACGGATTGGAAGAACAAAAACAATATACTGATGACCAGTTAAGTGATTTGTCCAATAATCCTGAGATTAAAGCAAGTATTGAACAAGCAAATCAAGAAGCGCAAGAAGCTTTAAAATCATACATTGATGCTCAAGATGATCTTAAAGAGAAGGAATCGCAAGCGTATGCTGATGGTAAAGTTTCGGAAGAAGAGCAACGCGCTATACAAGATGCTCAAGCTAAACTTGAAGAGGCAAAACAAAACGCAGAACTAAAGGCTAGAAACGCTGAAAAGAAAGCTAATGCTTATACAGACAACAAGGTCAAAGAAAGCACAGATGCACAGAGGAAAACATTGACTCGCTATGGTTCTCAAATTATACAAAATGGTAAGGAAATCAAATTAAGAACTACTAAAGAAGAGTTTAATGCAACCAATCGTACACTTTCAAATATATTAAACGAGATTGTCCAAAACGTTACAGATGGAACAACAATCAGATATGATGATAACGGAGTGGCTCAAGCTTTAAATGTGGGGCCACGTGGTATTAGATTAAATGCTGATAAAATTGATATTAACGGTAATAGAGAAATAAACCTTCTTATCCAAAATATGCGAGATAAAGTAGATAAAACCGATATTGTCAACAGCCTTAATTTATCAAGAGAGGGTCTTGATATCAATGTTAATAGAATTGGAATTAAAGGCGGTAACAATAACAGATATGTTCAAATACAGAATGATTCTATTGAACTAGGTGGTATTGTGCAACGAACTTGGAAAGGCAAACGATCAACCGATGATATATTCACACGTCTTAAAGATGGACATCTAAGGTTTAGAAATAATACCGCAGGCGGTTCACTTTATATGTCACATTTTGGTATTTCAACATATATTGATGGAGAAGGCGAAGACGGAGGTTCATCCGGTACTATTCAATGGTGGGATAAAACTTACAGTGATAGCGGTATGAATGGCATAACAATCAATTCCTATGGTGGTGTCGTTGCACTAACGTCAGATAATAATCGGGTTGTTCTGGAGTCTTACGCTTCATCGAATATCAAAAGCAAACAGGCACCGGTGTATTTATATCCAAACACAGACAAAGTGCCTGGATTAAACCGATTTGCATTCACGCTGTCTAATGCAGATAATGCTTATTCGAGTGACGGTTATATTATGTTTGGTTCTGATGAGAATTATGATTACGGTGCGGGTATCAGGTTTTCTAAAGAAAGAAATAAAGGTCTTGTTCAAATTGTTAATGGACGATATGCAACAGGTGGAGATACAACAATCGAAGCAGGGTATGGCAAATTTAATATGCTGAAACGACGTGATGGTAATAGGTATATTCATATACAGAGTACAGACCTACTGTCTGTAGGTTCAGATGATGCAGGAGATAGGATAGCTTCTAACTCAATTTATAGACGTACTTATTCGGCCGCAGCTAATTTGCATATTACTTCTGCTGGCACAATTGGGCGTTCGACATCAGCGCGTAAATACAAGTTATCTATCGAAAATCAATATAACGATAGAGATGAACAACTGGAACATTCAAAAGCTATTCTTAACTTACCTATTAGAACGTGGTTTGATAAAGCTGAGTCTGAAATTTTAGCTAGAGAGCTGAGAGAAGATAGAAAATTATCGGAAGACACCTATAAACTTGATAGATACGTAGGTTTGATTGCTGAAGAGGTGGAGAATTTAGGATTAAAAGAGTTTGTCACGTATGATGACAAAGGAGAAATTGAAGGTATAGCGTATGATCGTCTATGGATTCATCTTATCCCTGTTATCAAAGAACAACAACTAAGAATCAAGAAATTGGAGGAGTCAAAGAATGCAGGATAACAAACAAGGATTACAAGCTAATCCTGAATATACAATTCATTATTTATCACAGGAAATTATGAGGTTAACACAAGAAAACGCGATGTTAAAAGCGTATATACAAGAAAATAAAGAAAATCAACAATGTGCTGAGGAAGAGTAATCCTTAGCACTATTTTTATACAAAAATTTAAGGAGGTCATTTAATTATGGCAAAAGAAATTATCAACAATACAGAAAGGTTTATTTTAGTACAAATCGACAAAGAAGGTACAGAACGTGTAGTATATCAAGATTTCACAGGAAGTTTTACAACTTCTGAAATGGTTAACCATGCTCAAGATTTTAAATCTGAAGAAAACGCTAAGAAAATTGCGGAGACGTTAAATTTGTTATATCAATTAACTAACAAAAAACAACGTGTGAAAGTAGTTAAAGAAGTAGTTGAAAGATCAGATTTATCTCCAGAGGTAACAGTTAACACTGAAACAGTATGAAAAGCTATGAGTTAGATACTCATAATCTTTATTCTTTTAGAAAGCGGGTGTACTGAATTGGGGTGGTTCAAAAAACACGAACATGAATGGCGCATCAGAAGGTTAGAAGAGAATGATAAAACAATGCTCAGCACACTCAACGAAATTAAATTAGGTCAAAAAACCCAAGAGCAAGTTAACATTAAATTAGATAAAACCTTAGATGCTATTCAAAAAGAAAGAGAAATAGATGAAAAGAATAAGAAAGAAAATGATAAGAACATACGTGATATGAAAATGTGGGTGCTTGGTTTAGTTGGGACAATATTTGGGTCGCTAATTATAGCATTATTGCGTATGCTTATGGGCATATAAGAGAGGTGAATAAAATGTTTAAACTAATCTTTGGTTATAGTTTCTGGACATGTTTTTGGTTCGGTAAATGTAAATAAGTTTTAGTCAGTGCTTCGGTACTGACTTTTTATTTATTGTTGTAATTATGGTAATATGCAGAAGTGAGCAAGTTGGATAGATGGTGGCTATCTGAGTATAAGGAGGTGGTGCCTATGGTGGCATTACTGAAATCTTTAGAAAGGAGACGCCTAATGATTACAATTAGTACCATGTTGCAGTTTGGTTTATTCCTTATTGCATTGATAGGTCTAGTAATCAAGCTTATTGAATTAAGCAATAAAAAATAACCATCGCTAACTTTGGCTGGTTTCGATGGTTAAATGGTTATTAATTTAATCTTTAATCTAAAATAGCCACCGTCTTTTTAACGGGCTCATTAGGGTAACATGTTTGCGCATGTTGCCCTTTTTCTATATATAAATTAACACACCATAATATAAATATCAAATAGACGGCTTATTAGTCGTCTTTTTATTTTGGGTAAAAGGAGATAAGAATATGATTAATTGGAAAATTAGAATGAAACAAAAATCATTTTGGGTAGCGATATTGTCAGCTATCTTTTTATTTGCTCAAAACATCGCAAAAGCTATTGGGTATGATATCCAAGTTTATACAGAGCAATTAACAGAAGGTTTAAACGCTATATTAGGATTTTTAGTATTAACTGGTGTGATTCAAGACCCGACTACTAAAGGTATAGGTGATAGCCACCAAGCTTTAGAATATGAAGAACCAAGAAGAAAATACTAGGAGGTAAAATAATGAAAACATACAGTGAAGCAAGAGCAAGGTTACGTTGGTATCAAGGTAGATATATTGATTTTGACGGTTGGTATGGTTACCAATGTGCAGATTTAGCAGTTGATTACATTTATTGGTTGTTAGAAATTAGAATGTGGGGAAATGCAAAAGATGCAATCAATAACGATTTTAAAAACATGGCAACAGTATATGAAAACACACCATCGTTTGTTCCACAAATAGGTGATGTGGCTGTATTTACCAAAGGAATATATAAACAATACGGTCATATTGGTTTAGTGTTTAATGGTGGTAATACAAATCAATTTTTAATTTTGGAACAGAACTATGACGGTAACGCAAATACGCCTGCAAAGTTACGTTGGGATAATTATTACGGCTGTACTCACTTTATTAGACCTAAGTATAAAAGTGAGGGCTTAATGAATAAGATCACAAATAAAGTTAAACCACCTGCTCAAAAAGCAGTCGGTAAATCTGCAAGTAAAATAACAGTTGGAAGTAAAGCACCTTATAACCTTAAATGGTCAAAAGGTGCTTATTTTAATGCGAAAATCGACGGCTTAGGTGCTACTTCAGCCACTAGATACGGTGATAATCGTACTAACTATAGATTCGATGTTGGACAGGCTGTATACGCGCCTGGAACATTAATATATGTGTTTGAAATTATAGATGGTTGGTGTCGCATTTATTGGAACAATCATAATGAGTGGATATGGCATGAGAGATTGATTGTGAAAGAAGTGTTTTAATATAATGTTTGCTTAAATGTTGTATTGTGATATAATAACATTATTCTTTAGATAACATTACTCTCAAGATTTAAATGTGCATAACAGGCAGGTACTTCGGTACTTGCCTATTTTTTTTATGTTATAATTACATGCGTATATAGTAGGAGTGAACTATATAGCCCGGCAGAGGCCATATATCTGGCTGTTGGTCTCACAGGAGACATCTTCCTTGTCATCACTCGATACATATATCTTGATAACATAGAGTTGTTACAGTCGCTACACCACTCATACTAGTTACTGGGTGGTTGTTTTTTTATGTTATTAGGAAAAAAATTAATTTAAGAGTAAAATCATAGATACTAAAGAAATTTTATCGAATCTATTGTCGAAAATATACTTTCATGATACATTTTAAACAGGTAGACAAGGTGTACAAGGTATACCCGATAGACAAATGATGAAAACGAGGAAGTGAGTAGTATGGCTACAAAAAGTTTTACTACAGATTATAAATTTAATAACAAAGCAGCTGAAAAATTAGTGAATGCCATGAATAAAAGTGAAGATGCCCAAGTCAATAGACCTAATGTTTTTGCTCAACGTTTAAAAACAACAGAAGAATTACAAAATTTTATGAGTAAAGTAAAGGTTAAATGAGTTTAGAAGTTGTTTCGTTATCGACATTATTGAGGAATTTTACAGAAAAAGAGGTTCAATTATTACTAGATCAATTTGAATCTAAAGATTTTTCTGGTAAGAATGAAGCTCATGAAGTAGAAGATTTTCTCAAAAACAAAGCGATTTACTATGATAAAAATGATTTTTCTAAAACACATTTAGTATATAGTAGTTATAAAGGTGCAAAAGTTTTAGTTGGTTATTATGCAATAGGTATAAATTCACTGAGATTTACAAAAAGACAGTTGGATAAATATTCAAGTAAAATCAAGGGTCAATTAAAGCATAAAGCTTCAAAAAAAGATAAAATGACTGGGGATATCGAACTAACTTGTTATTTAATAGGGCAAATAGGTAAAAACTTTAAGGAAGATGCTTTGAAGACAAAAGAGATAACAGGATACAAATTATTAGAATTAGCTTATCAGACTATTCTAGAAGCACAAGAGCTAACCGGTGGTTCGTTTGCATATTTGGAATATGAAGATGTAGATAAATTAAGAGACTTGTATAAGAGGTTTGGTTTTCGAGAACTGACTGATTACAGGACGCAAAATAACTTATGTATGGCTATTTTACGAATCAAATAATGAAATTAAATTAAAAGTGTATTGTTTAACCGTATCTTTATTGATGCGGTTATTTTTATTCCTTTACAATCAACAAAACCACACCACCTATTAATTTAGGAGTGTGGTTGTTTTTGTTGGAAGTGTGTATCAGGTATC